CAAGGTGAACCCGCCAGTAAGAGCAACTCCCGGCGGCTTGTTACCTTCGGAGGTAAGCCTAGATTTATAAAGAGCCAGAAGGCTTTAGACTTTGTAAAAGCTTTTCAGTATCAATGCCCTAGACTAGACGATCTTCTTACGGAGGACGTGTCAGTAACCATGACAATCTATTACGCTACCCGCCGCCCCGACCTAGACGAGTCAGTTGTGTTGGATGCGATGCAGGGATTTATCTACAAGAATGACAGGCAGGTAAAAGAGAAACATATTTATTGGGGGCTTGATAAAGAGAAGCCGCGAATCGAAATCAAAATTGAACTGAAAAATAAATAGCGACGGCATAATCAGGGAAGAGGAAAGCCGCCGCTATTATAAGTATACACGTACATTTGCCATGTAGATTTGACTGTTATCATAAGTCGTGTAAAATGACAAGCGGAAGAGGAGAATTAAATGGACATTTCAAATCAGATACGGGCGGCTTGTGAACCACACAGTCACCGGATCAATAACAACATTCGAATCATTTGCCCTGCCTGTAGTCACAGTCGGAAGGGTCATAATAAAAAAGATCCCTGCATGTCCGTCCTTATAAAGGACGATAGATTTGTGTATGAATGTAAGCACTGTGACATCTCTGGAGCTACGTCCCTTAGAGACAAGTCGCCTAGCCACCACCCGATTAACCGAACCTATCAAAAGAAAAGCGAATCAGGAGAGCTATCTGAACTCAGCTTGGATTACCTAACCAAGGATCGCAAGATACAGCGGAGTGTTCTCCAACAATTCGGAGTGTTCGACGTTAAAAAATTCTTTCCCAAATTAGAACGCGAAGCTTTAGCAATCGGCTTCCCCTACTTTGCAAATGAAAAGATATACGCCACAAAATTTAGGGCACTCGACGCGAAGGCCCATACACAGGACGGCGGCGGTGCTAATACTTTCTTCGGTCAGCACCTGATTAATGGGGAGACTACCTTGACAGTTTGCGAGGGGGAGATCGACGCACTAAGCCTGTGGTCTGCTAAGGTCTCGGCTGTGTCAGTACCTAACGGTGCGCCCAGCAAAATATCTGATCGAAAGATTGACGCAAGCGAGGATAAAAAATTCAATTATGTTTGGGAAGCGCGAGACCTTTTCAAGAGAATGGAAAAGATTATCCTTGCAGTTGATGCCGACGAACAAGGTGAGGCACTTGCTGAGGAGCTTGCGCGGAGAATTGGGAAGGCCAAGTGCTGGCAAGTTGTCTGGCCTACAGATTGTAAGGATGCTAACGATGTGTTGGTTAAGTATGGGGGGGATAAATTAAAAGAGATTATTGATTCGGCTACCCCGTACCCGTTGTCTGGCCTCAATAACGCAGATCATTATAGTGAGCAGGTTGATTCGCTTTACCGGGAGGGTGTCGCAACAGGTGAGTCGACAGGCTTTAAGAGTCTTGATGACCTGATAACTATTAAGACCGGGTACGTATCTGTCGTGACAGGCATCCCTTCCAGCGGCAAGAGTAACTTTATTGACTCCGTTATGGTGCGCCTAGCCACCACCAAATCGTGGAAGTTTGCCATCTGTTCATTTGAAAATGACCCGTCCACCCACATAACCCAGCTTATAGAAAAACACTCTGGCAAACCTTTCTGGAAAGGCGAGACTAAACGACTCAATGAAAATGAGTTACGCGAATCAAAACGATTCGTTGATGATCATTTTGTTTTTATTGATAACAATGAGGGGGAGAAGACCACACTAGAGAGTATCCTAGACAGGGCACACGGCGCGGTACAGCGCATGGGAATAAGGGGCCTAGTCATAGACCCCTTTTCTTATATCGCGCTCCCTAGCAGGGATAAGAGCGAGACACAGCAAATTGCGGATATGCTGACGACGGTGCGGATGTTCGCCAAGCTTCACGATATACACGTTTGGTTCGTCGCCCACCCTGCCAAGATGCGGCGCGAGGAAGGGGGAGTCGTCCCTATCCCTAAGGGTTACGACCTGTCAGGTAGCGCACACTGGTTTAACTTTGCTGACGTTGGTGTGACGGTCGCCAGATTCTTTGACAACCATGCGGAAAGGGAACGGGTTAAAATTGTTTGTTGGAAAATGAGATATCGCTGGATGGGATCACAAGGCGAACGAGTCCTAGACTACGACCTTGCGACGGGCGACTACCTTGAGCAGGAGGAGTCCCTGCCAGATTGGTTAGATGAAAACCGGGGGTCCGGGGGAAAGTGGTATGACAAAATGTAGGCACAAAAAAAGGGGGGGACCCGAAGGTCCCCCAAGTTTTAACAGTTAGAAAATTTAGTTTGAACGTTGAACTCAACCAAGTCACCCTCGAACATATCAGGCAAAACTTCCAAAAGCTTTTCAAGATTCTCCGATGTGACACACTGGTCCATCTTTAAAGAGAACACCTCGCGCGTATCGCGTATCGATTTGCCGTTCTTTCTTTTCTTGAAATACCACACGGCGTTTCCGGTGATGCTCACCTCGTCATAGTAAACCATTCTTATTCCCCTTCACTACTACTAAGGGGCCGGGTGATACCCAGCCCCCGATTAATCAAGCGTCTGTAGACACTTGATATGGAGCGGTCCTCAGCTTCTGCGATACTCGCAACCTTGAGGGCCGTCGAATAAGGCACACGCAAATGCACCTCTTTATTTTTAAAGACTGTTGGCTCGTTCATATCAAAGCCAACAACATAATCGTGCCGAACCAAGTGACCGCCGCGAACCCGGCAACCTTGGCAACCACACCCAAGCGGTCGATGTACTTTTCACACCGCCGATAATGTAACACCCGGTCACGGCTGATCGTCATGTCCAAATAGTATCTCATATTTTTAACCTCCGATATGTAGCAACATCTAGCTTGGCGGTATTGCCAAGGCTATCACATAGCCAAACCCATTTACGCCCGACCTTAGCCCATGCTGAACGATAGCCTGAACCAATGCGGGGGGCCTCATCGCTCAGCATTACGCCGACACGCTCAGCCCCCAAAAACTTTTTGCCTTTGGGCGGTTTGTTCTCGCACGGTAGGCGGTTGCGAATAAATTTAATTCGCTTAGGCTTCTGCCGCCGTGTTCGATTCGGCTTGGCTAAATCAGAACGCCGTAAAAAGTCTGGCAACTCTGGCATTAGATTAGTTGATTCAATTAGCGTCATGGTTAAGACTCCCCAAAAATTATCGCCAATGAAATAAAGGCGAGTGCAATAAAAAAGAAAATGAATATTCCCATTAAAAAGGTCATGTCGATTCCCCTTATTAGCTAAAGACGGTTAAAAAAAGAAACAACCACCAGCTTGTGCCGATGGTTGCTATCATTAGAAAGATGTTTGTGTTGCTCATTAGTTACCAACCTTACAAGCGGCACGATAACATTTGCCACCCAGCCACAAACACCAAGCCTTTGTCCTATGCTTGGCTGTAAGCTTTCGGATTAATTTTAATGGTGCCGATTGGCATATGTTACAGTCGCACCCTTCACCGTAAAGAGTGAAGGCTAAACCAACAAATATATCCTCAATAAATTCTCGCATTATTTATCCCCTTTCATAGGACGTGTTCCCTCACAACTAGGCGAGGTGATTTGTCGGGCTGGCTTGCCCGTGTGATGTTGCATTAAAAACAGCGAAGCTAATTTGATTCGCTGGGCTGTATGGTCGGACGGGTTGGCGATAATGTCCCTCGCCACCCCGGCCCATACCGTAGCAATGGACCGCATTAGAGTTGGTCCATTAAGTTCTTGGCTATCCGACGACGTGCCAAGGCGTACGCCTTCTTAGCCGTGTCACCAACGGCGATAATAGACTGGTCGTCTTGCCCCCGGTTACGATGTGACACGATATGGTCGCCTAAATAACAAACAAACTTCTTAGCTTGTTTGAAATATTTCTTGTTGGCATTGCCATAGGTTTCGAACGCCGTGAACTCTCGCACCTTTAACGTGTGGTCGAGTGTCTCGCCGTCCACCTCAGTGAGAACGTCGCCAATATCTAACACTAGATACTGGTAGCGAATCCTGCCGTCGACATTCTCGCCCATCTTTTCAAGGTAAGGCGCGCGCATTGTGACCGCCTCCCCCTCTACCTTGGCGACTCGGTTTCTAAATACGAGACCGCCAGCGGCTGGGTTAATGCCATGATTAAAGAACGGCAAAACTTTCGTAAAGAATCCCAAGCCTATCGGCAAGGTGACCGTGTGACTATTCCACCCGCTCTTTACCGGGTAGTCTGAGGTCTCATGGTCCTCAGCAAAGTAGGCATCGTGTTCGTCACAAGATTCTAATGTCCCTTGCGTTGGGGTAAAGTGAAACTTTAGAAGGGTATGCTCTCGCATATCAGACACCCAGCCTTGTACCCTAAAGACATGGTCCGACCAACGCTCCACTAAATTTTTTCTTACGGGTGCGTCCTGTCTAGACTTGCGGTAGTCCTTCACGGTGTTGAGTGCGCTTCTCATACCATCAATAAACACCAACACGTTGACGCTGGTGCCGCTGGTATCTTCAGCCTTAAACAAATATTTATTATCCGACCTGAAGAAATCCTTGGCAACGGTCGCACCAATTAAACCGATGCAAGATTCTATCGTGTTCAACTCGCGCACATAATCATTGAACGCGCGGAGCGTGCCGCTGTCTTTGTGCGGCGTACTGTTTAACAATTTTTTCATGGCATTGTATGCCCCCGACGTTACCGCCGGGGGTCCTCTTTAGGGTTAAGGTTTAACGTGTATGGTCTTGCCCCAAGGCGCGACCTCAGCCGTCGTGCTAGCCCATAGGACCGGGTAGTCAGGCTCACTTGGAAAGTTACATTCCAAATCTGTTAGATAGATAAACGAGTCAACATCGATTCCGTTGTCCTCAATATATTTAAACGGTGGCTCAAATGATGTGCCGCCGCCGCCAAACTTTCCGATATCCTGCGCGGTGATATCTTCAGGGTCGTCGAAGCTATCAACCTTTGCAATCTGAGTATCACAATAAATTATTGTGACATTATCGGGGGCCGCATCTTCACAGATAGATAGCAATTCTGCCATCATTAACGGATAGGTTGCGTGCGTGCTGTAACTTGTATCAACAGCAACAACGACTTGACCGCACCCCTTAGGGGTCCGACGTGGTGAGAGTAAACCACGTGGCGACATTTTCTTGTCGAGTCGATTCCAGTCGTTGGCATGATCGCCGCCGCCGCCGATAAAAGAATCAAGTTGATCCTTCCAATCAACAGTGGGGGTGCGTAACGATTCAACCCAAGCTTCAACGGATGCAGGTAATTTGCCTTGGCCTTTAGCTATGGTTGCGGCGTTGAAAATATCCTGCATGGTCTCGCGTTCCGCCATCGCCTTATCAGCTTCAGACATTGCGGACCCGTCGTCGTTGGTTGCATCGATAACGATTCCCGTGCCGCCGTCGTCGTCAAAGGGTCCCGGCGTTGGCGTACCGTCGCCGGGTGTACCGGGTCCCGGCGTGCCATTGGTGCCGCCGTCAGGCACTTGTCCACCACCTGATTCGCCTTCGCCTTCGCCGTCACCGTCGCCGCCTTCGTCGTCACCGGGTCCACCCTGCGGGTCGTCGCGTTGGTCGGGCTTGTTCTTAAACAACCCATAGACCTGCTCTGTTGAATGGTTGCGGCCTTCGTATGCAATGCCCTGTTCATCAAGTGTATGATAACCAAGCGCACCCTCTGGCAAAACCTTGCCATCTTTCGTTATCAATTCGTTGATAACAATATCGCCA